CTGCCATGTTTCTCACGGTATTCCGACGCTGTCTTTCGGCTTGCCATCGTCAGAGCGTCGGTCGCCATCCGGACGCTGACGGGGCGACTGCTGCCCCGTTTCGGCTTTTTAACATGCAATAAATTCAACCGCACCTAAACACTCATTTTTTTCTTTCAATTCGTATGCTTTATTCATCGCATACATATAACATTCTTTGTCGTTCTCCATGAACTGACCGTCAAATTCAATTTTTCTTGTAATTTCTTCATCGTTATCCATGTTTGTGTAATGTGCCTCAAATATGTACATCTCATTTCCTCCTGCCCTTTGTTTGAGGTGCTACCCTTTAGAAGTAGCACTCTCTGAATTTTGCCTGTTGCGGTGAGTATCTGAAATAACTCATTGCGTTCTGCACGTCGCAGTATGTACAACCGATTCTTTCAACCACCTCTGTGATGTGGCGGGTT